ATTCCTGTTTCATTAGAACCGCTACCATTGAAATGTTGGTCTATCCAGTCATCATGAAAATTAAATTTATATCCGACTTTCGGGGGATAATCGAAATAACCATTACCATTTCTGAATAAAACGGTTAGATATACCTCAGTTGGTGTATATCCCATATTATTTGTTATTCCCGTTAATTCAAATGACTTTTTAAAATCGTAATAAACACTTTCAGTTCTATTTTTTTCAACAATCACATCTGTTTGTCCGGAATAATTTTGATATAAAATCTTTTTTTCGTCTTTCCATATTGGAGATTCGAACCCAATTTTATCCATTATGTAATCATTAATCGATGTTAGAATTTTGTGTTTGTGTACGTAATAAACTGATGATGTTTTCTCTATATTATTAATATCCAAACATCTTATACCATTTATAACATCACCATCATTTAATGTAAATGTTGGAGTTATTTGGGCTTTGGAGATATAAATAACAAACTTTTCGGATCTGTAGGTCTGGTCACCAACACTATTGATATAAAATGTTCTTCCTGACGGTTCTACACTATCAAAAATAAAGTCTCCACTTATTGTTACATACTCACCCTGTTTCATTCCATGTTCTACTGGTGAGGTTAATATGATGTTATTATCGTCTGATGAAACAATAAAGGGAATTCCTCTATTGACTAAAAAACTATGAATGCTATTCCCGCTTAATGTATATGTTAATCTGTAATTGATATCTTTATCATACACATACGATAAGTATATGTTCCAATTTTGATATGGAGCATTTGCGTTCGTGACATATGTGTGGGTGTCATCACCTACGGTAACTAAATTTTGACTAAAAGAATAGATTGTTCCACCTGTTGAGGGGATATTTTGTTGCCTGTACGTGTCGTTTCTAAGTAACGCAAATTCATTATACGGTATATACCCACTCCAATCATTATCTAAACCGTCGCCAACCAAGGATAATTTATTTCTTAAATAATCATACGATGTTGTTCCACTATATGAATTATTGAAAACTAATCTTAGTTTACCATAAATTCTATATTTTTTACTATCGTTTCGTTCTTTATTAAATAATTCAGCAACGTCTATGGTGATATTTCTTTGGTTTTCTCTTAATAAATTCTCTTTACTCTCAACATTAAAGTTTACCGAAGTATCCTCTTCTGGTGACTTACTAAATTTTTTTGTTGGTAGTAATATTTTATACTTTTTCATTGTTACTGATTAAATGCTCCTTTAGGACCGAAGTAATTGATAAACTTATCTAGTCCAGTTTTACCAGGTCTCAAACCAAAATAATATAAAAATGGTGTTGATAGAATTTGCCATTGTGTTATGTAATAATCCTGTGTTCGATTTATCATATATGAGGTACTCAAACTCCAATTTTGTACACTCCAAGTTCCGGCAGATCCGTATCTAACATAAAGAATACCTGATCTAGGATCTTCTTCCGTACCATCTGTAATATATAAATAAGTAAATCCTGGATATTTGTTATCATATAATTCATGATTATCTATTCCGCTATCATCCATAACATCAAAATCTACAGTTATTCCACTTATAGGGTTATCTGATAAAATTGTCAACCCACTAAAATTATATGTCATCGGTAATAAAAGATACTGATCGGATGGGTTGTTTGGCGTATCCACTAAAGTATATCCATAGGTCATTCCTTGTAGTGGTTGGACTTCGATCCCATAATCGGTATAGTCCCAAGATTGGTCGTCAGAACCGTCTCCATATTGACCGAATCCCAGACCTTTCTTATCCCAAAGATAAAAAGGTACTTCTTGTGCGGATGAATCCAGTCTACCCTTCGCATTAATACAAGCCCTAACCCTCTCACCATCTTCATCTAATTGTAATGTTATAGGTAAAGGTCCCCATTGTCTATTTTGATCTCTAAATACGGATGGATATAATTCGGGATCTAAAAATTGATACGAATAACCAATATATTTGAAATTTTGTAAATCAAATTCCTCAATTCCCGCTTCACTATTAATTGAAATTAATTGTAATATATCCCCGTCTAAAACTCTTTTTGCGCCTACGGTATCAAACCCTCTGTTATCAAAGAATTTATTTAAATCAAAAGTGTTATCACTAACATCCATTCTATAATTTATTGCGGTTGCTAATATGTCCCCGAAAGACTGAAATGATGTTGATCCAATCGATCTAGAAATAGAACAATTCGGGTCTAATGATGTATCAAAACAGATCTCATTTATAAACTCATCTCTGGGTCCTAAATCAATAAATGTTGTTGGGTGGTGTAATCTCCTAATTAATAACGAACCATCGTTTGATGGTTGACCCCAAGTATTATTTGTGGGATTATATGGTGAAGATCTATAATAAAACTTATCATCTTCTTTTATGTATCTAACAACTTCTCTACAATATTTAACTTTTAATTCATTGTTTTTGTTTCTCGATTTGGCTTTAAATTGGAAAAAATATAATGAACCCGATAACCAATTATCAATAAAAGAAAAATTAACTATACCTCCACAAAACATTTTATTCACTCTTTTTCTTCTTCTATATTCTCTTAAGATTTCAAATACTCTTCTGTTTGTTTGTGTTCCTGGCACCATTAAAAATATTCCGTTTGAAAATTCCGTATATCCACTAGGAGTAATTCTATCAAATACGTATCCATTAAATGACTGCGGTATGTAATATGAAGAAGAACTATTACCCAACTTAGTTGCAACGATGTCCATTCCGGGTCTATACTGTCCTTTAGTAATAGTTGTTCTATTTACCACCAATCCGTTTGATGTGGTTACCCCACTATAATATTCCTCAACAATATCTTCATCATAAGGCACATCGTATAACTCACAACCAGATTCAACTTCTGTTGTAAAATTTGGATTGTTTCTTGACACTTGTGTGTCTCTTATTGTTACAACATATTGTATGGTTTCATTAAATAAACCATCACTATCGTCAAAAGTAATGACCGATAGAAATTGGGAAAATGGTGTTCCTGATAAGGATAATCCGATATCGTCTCCATATGTTATTGCATATCTGGATTGATTACTTATGAAATCGGATATACTGGTAATTAATCTAGCAGATGTGCATCCGCTTTGTTGTGAGGTATAAAATGTTATACCAGATAATGGAACAGATAGTGTTCGATTATTTTCATCTGAAGATCCGTTTATTACTAATGTTCCCACTTCACAAAAACTAAGAGCGTTTCCACCATAAAAATCACCAAAACTATTGTTTTCATCACTACACTCTTCACAATCAGGATATGATATTAAATAAAGTTTTCTTTGTCCACTTTCTTGTAATTGATAAGCAAATTTTCTTATTATATCCGATAATCTTCTAATAGGCCAAAAATCAACCGCATTTGCCAAAGAATGAAATATTCTTGTTAGGGTATTAAAAAATGTGAATACGATAAGATTTATTAAATGTTCAAAGAATAATAGAACCTCAGCAATTAATAAAGTAAACGTAAAGTTTCTAACCCCAAAATTAACGGGAGGAGTTAAGACATCACTATTGCAATCTTCCTCTTCTGATGGAGATAATTCCTTAATTCCCAAAAATTCTCCTTTATTGAAAAAACCACCCTTAAAATATGAACCCTGAAAAGAAGATACCGTATAAACTTTATTATATGTAAATCGATAAAAATAGTCTTTTGGGTGATACTGACTACCCACTTTGTTTAAAATTAAATTATCGATCGCCGTCTCAGGGTAATCATCCAAGTTTGTTGAAAATGAATATGATTTATCTACATCATTAGTATATTCTCTGATATTTGGTAATAAGTAATCACCATTTGCTCTAACCCTACTTAAACCAGAATCGTTTATACTCATTCTTAATCTATAACAAGAAGATGTTGCAACACCTCTTGTACTGTCATTTGAGATAACATTTTCACCAAATTCATTTGTATACAGATACTCCATATTCATGGGTAACGGTATTAAAAAAGACCCATCATCATCAATGTCTTCATTTGTTTCGTAAAATTCCAATATCGGTCTATTGTCCTCATCTTTTTCATTGGTAAATCTTATGAATTCTATTTTTCCAGATCTAGTTGTTAGGTCACATTTTCTACCCATTTTTTTTCTGACCTGACAATTCTTGTTAATTGAATTTTTACCCGAATCGGTAAAGGTTCCTCCTATAATATATGCAACGGGAGTAATTTCAATTCCTTGACTTGATAAATCAAAATCTGATCTGGTAATACCAATTTCGCATAAATCTTTGTTTCCCCAAAATGGGTATACCTCAATTGTTTTGTCAAATGAAAAAATTTGAGGGAGAGCATCGATGTCGTTGGATGATTTGAAACTGTATAAGTTTTTAAAATTTGCTGATCCTGTTCCTTTTCTTATAAAATCATAGGGTCTAAGTGAAAAACAACCAATATCAGACATATCGACATCGATATGTAATGTTTGTGAACCAATGGGTACCCCCCATATCATGAAATCACCGGATTCATTTGTTTTAACAGTAAATGAATAATATTTTTCATACACCTCCAACATTTCTTCTCTCGTCAATATGTCACTCTGATCGGGAAAAGTTCCTGTTGGTTCATGACCACTATGTTGTTTTTTATTAGGCAATAAATTATACCTAACGTTATCTTCATTTTTATCTGTTGGTAACTTATATGGATATAATTTTGATATTACGGGGTCTTCAAAATCTTCGTCCGTTATTGGAACAAAAATAGAAACCTTGGCATTGGGAACCCCTAACCCGTTATTTATTGAAATTCTACCACATACAACTCCGTAATCGGAACATAGTGTTGTGTATATATCTTTTTGTGTGAATTGCAATGAGAGTACTTCCAGTAAATCATACTCTTGTTTTAACTCTACGGTAACCTTATGATCTTTTCCAATTTCAGTAGAAATCCTATGTCTTTGCATCATCTATAATAAATAGAAATTAATCAAATTTCTATTATTATACTTAAAAATAAAATCAAAATGTAGTTGTTCCCAATGTTTTAACCCTAATTCTTATGTCTTTGCTTGGAAACCTGATTTGATAAATCTGATTTGATTTCATATATATTGTCATGTCAGATTGTTGTATTTCTTTTGTGGTTTCATCTTTATAGGGTTGGGCGACTTCAGATGTTGAATATTCTCCTCCAATCATGTTATATACTCTAACATCAACAACATTCACAACACCCGAAATATTTCCAAGAATTCTAAACAAATCTCCAACGAACAACGGATCTCCCATTTTTCGTTTACTAATTGAGAAGTAATTCGTTATTTCATTTATCGAATTTTTTAATACTTCTGTTTGATTAACATTTTTGTCTATTACCAAATCAACATCTAATTTAAAATCTATTACTTCTCCTGTTTCGACACTAATGTAATCATTTAACATTCGGTATTGTGATAAATAATTGACAATATTATTTACCAACGTATTGGAAACAATGTCAATCAAATTACCGTTTTCATCATAGGATAAAAGTTTTATTTTAACCTTATTATCCTCTTCCATGACATTAACTTTTGCGGGAGCTCCGTAAGTTGATGGCATATTTTCAATTATTGATTTATAATCATTCAACGTAACCGC